ACAGATTGCCAAAGATGCCAAAAAAGCAAAGTTAAACAGTCTGAGACCGAGATAGATATATATTGACATTAGTCTCAAAAGAATAGTTAATATAGATAAGGAGCAGTATGACAGAGAAAAAAGTAGATGAAGTGGTGGTAAGGTGGGCGAAGCGTTACGAAAAGTCCCTTGCTTTTCATCAGCCGATATTTGAAAGAATGTCAGAGTTTTATGCACAGTTTTATGCATCAATCAATGCTGAGGGGATGGCGAACTGGCGTTCTAAGGTCTTTATACCCGTATTAAACGAAAAAGCGTGGCAGATACTGGCAAAGGTTGTTCAGGGTAAGGCGGGCTGGCATGTCCTACCAAAAGAAGAGCTCTGGGCAGAGAATGCCAGAAACCAGGAAAATCTCTTAAAGTATCAGTTTGTCAACCCAGAACTTGATAAGACGATGCTTGTTAAAGAGTCTGAATGCACAATGGATGCTATTATTGCTGGCACTGGGGTCGGCAAGACTCACTGGATGCTAAAAGAGAAAAAAATCTATGACCATATTGTCAATGAAGATGGTTCAATAGACTACGATAAGTATAAAGAAGTTACGACCAAACTCGGCTATAACGACTTTGAGCCTATCTGTATCTATGACTTTTTACCCGCACCTGGTGCTAAATCAGTTCAGAGAGCTCCCTGGATTATTGTTAAGGGGAGGGCTATCATTAATGATCTTAAAGAACAGTTCTCCGACCATCCTGACGCTTTGAAGATACTCGATAAGCACGAAGGGGCAACACCGTCAGACGACACAGAAGAATACAAGAAATCAAGAACCAACTATTTTGAAGAGTTTAAGGTCAAAGACACAACCGTAGAAGAGGTAGAGCTTTGGGAGTGCTACGACCGCAAAAATCGAGAGATAATCTATATCTTAAATAGGCGAGAGATACTATTTCAGAAGAAGGACACCTCTTGGCACGGCAAAATACCACTGGTTGTTTTTAACCTAAAACCAAAGGGCGGGTCGATATTCGGAGAGGGCATCTTTGAGGTCTCTCATCGTCTGCAATATGCTATCAATGACCTGTTCAATCACTATATGGACTCTTATAACCTGGCAGTAGATGGTATGGTTATGCTTGACGAGACATCTGAGGTAGAGGACTTTATAACTGAGCCTGGCGGAGTCTTTCACTATCAAGGCAATCCGCCAATCCCCTGGTCATCCAAAGAACCAAACCCAACCACCTTTACAATGGTGCAGAATGTTTTGAGGCAAGCTGTGGATGGAGTTACAATTAGCCCCTATGTTACTGGCAACCCCAATGACGCCAACGATAAGACACAAGGAACAGCTACTGGTATCATTAGGATACAAGAGGCGGCTGGAGATTTAATCGCCTATATGCGACATATGCTTAAGACCGCTCATAAAGAGATTGGTTTTATGTGGATGATGAACAACATTCAGTATATAGACCGTGACCAGAGGATTATCATTGAGGATGGCATCAAAAAGTCACCTGCTACGCTCAAACCGATTGATATTCAGGGCGAGTTTGAACTTGACATAGACGTAGCGGTCTTAGAACCAGTCAACAAAGAGGCGATGAGGCAGGTCTATCTTGACTATCTACAGCAGATAAAAGACCTGGTGGTCTTGTCACAGCGGACACAGAGTCCGATGCAGGTAGACTTTATGGCTATCGCTAAGATATTATCTGAAAAATTTGGCATTCAGGAGTATGACAAGATATTAGCTGGTCCACCAGCTGTTCCGCCTGGCATCAATCCAGAGACGGGTCAGCCGATAGAGCTGGAGAATGAAATGATGCATCAAGATACGCCTCAGGGTACACTCCAAGATATACCCCAAGATATACTCCAAGATATACCCCAAGCAGTGCCTCAGATGCCCCAGATGCCAACCGACTTTCAGAGTGTTCCGAATAATCCGAATAACCTGACCCCACCCATTGAGCAGTCACCCGAAAAGACAGGATTTCTAAATAGGCTATTAAGTTATATGCAAAGGCCAGGTAGAAAATGAAAAAAGAGAACGAGAACGAAAAAATAATAGACGGATTAAGGGCAAAAGCCGCCAAAGGAGCTGCAATTAGGCAGTTAATGGAGACTAAGGGCTTTAAGGAGGTCTACTTGCCCTGGATAGAAAAAACCTTGTCTAATTATGAGAAAAATGGCTTAATTAAGGTTGGAGATATGACAAATGACCAGATAAGGCTATTTGCTGGTGAATATAGAGGTGCAAGGATTGTTAATAACTTTTTTATGAGAGCGGTCAAAGAGGGCGACAAAGCCAGTGACCGTCTAATGGAGATGGAGAATGAGTGAAGTCGTATTTAGCCCCGAGACAATAACAATTACCGACCCCGAAGGAAGTAAGACAGTGATTGATATGGAAAAACAGCCCGTCATAAACTATACACCGAAGCACGAACACGAGTTTGTTTCAGAAGGTCCAGACTCCTATACCCCCCATCTTACCAGCGTTGTCTGTAAGGTCTGCGGTCTGGGTAGGATATTAAAAACAGGTGACATTTTTTCAGAAAAAGATATACTAAATTTAGATGGAACAATTGAACCAAGAAAAAGTCCTTTGACAGCCAAAGAAAAGACCTTAACTAAATCTTATCAAAAGAAGGTTAAGGAAAAATGGTCCCCTAATTGATGCTGATGTGGCGACTGAATAGGTTGCCTAATAAGTCGCCTAATAAGTCGCCTAATAAGTCGCCTAATAAGTCGCCTAATCAGCACCAGTTTGTATTATGAACAAGCCATTCCTCTCGTGGACTAAACCACGCTAAAAAATGACGGAGGTTTAAGTGGATAAAGATGCAATAACAGGCGTAGATGAGACTGACGCTTCGGAGTCATCAACCGAAGAACAAGACACGGAAGAACTTGACGAAGAAACAGAAGGTGAGTCTTATGACGAGCCTGAAACGGAAGACGAGGGATCCGGAGATGAAGAAGAGAATAGAATACCCCAAAATCGTTTCAGTAAAGTAGTTGAAGAGCGTAACACCGAACGGGAAGCCAGATTGGCGGCAGAGCGAGAACGAGATTTTTATAGGCAATTCGCCCAGCCACCGAGACAAAACGAGCCTCTCAAAGATACTCAGGTAGATTATGCTCAGTATATGAACGAAGACGGGGAGTTGGACCTTAACGCATACACCCGTGACCTGACAGTAAATATCCGAGAAGGCTTGCGAACAGAGCTCAGACAAGAAGGCGAACTTGAACGAAGAGACCAACAAGAGTGGAAAGAAGCCACACAGGCTTATCCAGAACTTGCTCAAAACGACAGGCTCGCAAACCTTGTTAAAGCCAGCCGAACTCAGAACATCATTGACGGAAAGTTTTCCAAGTATATCGATGTCGCTGATGAGGTTTTCGCAGAATTCGGAAGGGTAAGAGAAGCAGGTGCTGAAAGTGTCCGTCGTAGCGAGCGAATCCAGTCTGGTGCAGGACTTGCCGATATGGGGGCAGCCGAAAGTAGGGTTGCGAAAAAGACTCTAACAAACGCTGATATTTCCAAAATGTCAGTTAGTGAGTATCAAAAAGCCGTATCGTCTGGCGAGGTGGAACGAGCTATTAGAGCTGGAACACTAAAAGGCGATAAAGTAAGATAGACTTAACTATAAACCTAACTATAAACTTAACTATAAACTTAACTAATGAGGTAAATTATGGCAACTATGACTCTAACAACTGGTGCTGTTTTCATTCCCGAAGTGTGGAATAAAGAGACCCAGATGTTCCGTGAAGCCAATCTTGTATTGGCAAATCTGGTTGAGAGATATGACGACCGTGTCAAGAATGGTGGTGATGTCATTCGTATCCCTGTTGTTTCTGAACTTGCTGTTCAGCAATATACACCGGGAGTGAATGTTACACCACAAGCTCCAACCGAAACAGAAGTAACATTAACCGTCAATAGGTTCTTTACGTCAATGTTCGAAATTGACAGAACCCTTGAAACTCAAAGCAAGTATGACTTGGCGGCTGCTTATAAGAAGAGCGCTGGCTATGCCTTAGCAAAGAGAATTGATACAGACCTTGCGACTCTTTACACAGGGCTTACAAATCAACTTGGCACAACAACCACTATGACTGATGCCTTAATCGTTGGCGGTATTGAAGTCTTAGATGTGGCAGATGTTCCTGAAGAGGGGCGTGTCCTTGTAATCCACCCAGCGGCTAAAGCTGACATCTTGCTTTTGGACAAATTCTCTCTCTATATCAATCGAGGCAAAGATGTTGTTGGCACAGGTAGGTTTGGAGACCTTTATGGTATTCCAGTTCACGTTTCAACCAACATCGTAAGAGTAGCAGGCACTCCGCCTACATTTAAGAACCTACTCTTCCACAAGTCTGCATTTGGCTTAGCGATGCAGAAAGAGGTCACCTGGACAAAAGTTGAGGCGCCTCTAAAATTTGCTGACATCTACAAGCCGTTTGCTATGTGGGGTGTAGCCGAACTTCGTGACAACCACGCAGTTTGTATCACCACAGCCTAATCGGCTAATCAGAGG